GCCGGCGTCGCCTCGGGCGTGGCATCCGCCTCGCCATCGAGCATGTCCCATCGCGCGTAGACGCCGGCAAACGCGGGACAGGCGGCGATCGCCTCGCGCCGCGTCGTCTCGAGCCGCGCATCCAGTTTCGTCGCGCTCTCATTCGCCATCAGCGCGGCGGTCATGAACCCGCTCGTGGCCGCCGTGCGGGCGATGTTCGCCTGCAGACCCGAGGTGTCGATCTGCGCCACGTGCCAGTCGGCCACCCCATCCGGTGGATCGATGGCCGTGAGCGCCGCGTGCGCGGTCTCCGCATGCGCGGCGTAGTCCAACCACTCGGGCGCGGCAATCGTCAGCGGATCGCGGTCGAAGAAGCGCGTCGCGATCAGGTAGTCGGCCCACGGCTTCCCCGCCGCGAGCAAGGCCGTTTCGTAGGCGTCCATCCCGGCACACGGATCGGCCGCGTGGGTTGGGACAGCGAACGGCACGGTAAACGCGAGGGCCACGAGCAGCACGAGCGCGCGGAGCATGCGTTCCCTCCCCGGTCTCTTCAGGCGCGACGATGCGGCAGATCGTAGCGCCGCTCCACGAAATCGACAATGAGCAGGCACGCGCGGCGCAACACGATCAGGAATTCCTTGAGGCCATCGTCCGCGCAGACGGCGGGTTTGGGTTCCCTCTGGCGCTCGATCACGCATTCCCCCGGTCCGCGTTCAGGGCGATCCCCAGCGTCACCCCGGCCCAATTGACGCTGCGCAGAAAGACATCATCGGTGAAGGTCAGGCGCACCGTCGCTTCCTCCGGGCCGTGCCCCTCCAACGCGGCCTCGATCCGGTCCGCATGCTCGATCATGTGCGGCACCCCCTGCAAGCGCAGCGCCGCGATGACCGCCCGCCACAGATCCCACGGCAATGCGACGCTCCACACGGCTACTGGCCCCGCACCCCCACGTTATCGCGCAATACCCCGGCCAACACCGGGGCGAGCCGGTTGACGGTATCCTCGTCAAGCCCGGTGCCGGCAACATCATCGATGGCATGCAACAACTCGTGCCAGAGGGTGACGAACATACGGTCGGGCGCGGCGCGCATAACGCGGATGCGTCCCGCGTTATGGTCTGCCTGCCTGCACAGCACGGTGTTGTCGTCGGCCAGAAATGGACGATCTTCAATCTGCACCGCGTACCGGAATGGGCCGACGCGCACGTGTTCGGGCAGGAAGCCGCGTGCCGCCCGCCGCTCGTATTCCTCGCGCTGGCGCGCCTCGGCGTCGCGCTGCATCATCTCCCGGCCATGCGCCTTCAGGTCAAGCGCCGTTTTCATCGCGTCGTCAAACGCTTCCGCTGACACCGCGCCCTCGAATGCGATCGGGGATGGGGCTGCCCACATCGCCTCGTTCTTTGTCATCCGTCGCTCCCTCCCTCTACGCCGGCACGCTCTCCGATGTGGTCAGGAAGCGCGGCCGGTCGGCACGTTCAGCCCAGCATCGGCATCTTCCGTGGCGTGGGACGCGGGGAAAGTCGTCGGGTGGGTACAAGCCGCTCCCGAATCCCACGTCGCGCCGCTCCCAGATGTCACATTCATCGGACTCCAGATGTTTGTGTGAGACGTGATAGCGCAGCAACTGATCCTCCCGAATGGCCAGCCGCCGCATCGTCTCCGTGTGCGCCCTCCCCGTGTGCCAGAGCATGACGAGCCGCGCCTGCTGGCTGGCCATGCCCGCCTGCCCCGGCCACCGCCCGATCGCCCCGATCCGCCCGTCGTGCAGAAGCGTGCCGTCCGCAGCACGGTACGTGCTGAACCAGGGGCTGAAGTAGTCCGCGAGCCACCTGGCGATCTGCCGCGCCGGGAGGTTCGCCGCGACCCCTCGCACCAGCAACGCCCCGCTCTGACTGATGACGCTCGGGCGATCCGTGCCCAGCCCGCGCCAGATCTCCCCCGCCGCGATGAGGCCGGCCACGGCATCGCGCGCCAACGGCTCCGCGCCGAGCTGCGCCACCCGCTCCGCCTCGGCACGCGCCGCCAGCACGATCCGCTGCAGCTCCGGCCGCGCGCGGTCCACGATGGCCCCGACCTCGGTCAGGATCGCGGCGCGCGCCGATGGCGGCAGGCGATCGATCCCGCGCGCATCCGGGGCGGCGTGGCGGAGCACGGCGTCCCGCACCGCGACGGCCATCGGGCCATACACGCGGTCGATCTCCCTATGCGAACGATACTGAACGGCCGCGAGGCGTTGGCCCTGCGTCGGCTCAGCCATTGGTCGGCATCACCTGCGGACGAGATTCGCGCGCGATACGCCGCCGGCGGTGTTACGACCTATGCACTCGCTGGCGAATGTGGAACGGCTCCAAGCGTCGTTCAAGGTATCGTGCGGGGCGAACGATGGAAGCATGAATAAATCCATCTCTACGCCACCTCTGCGGGTTCAAAATTGCCAGCACCTCGCTCGCCCGCCGTTTCGCTAGTGGCTTCGGCAGTACTGGAATTCCCACTTGATGCCACGCTGAAGGCGGCGGCCATCTCCGCGCGGCGCTGCTCCCGCTCGCCGACGATGCGCGCGATCTCGTCGTGCGGGACGCCCGCCTCCGCCATCAGGTAGGGGTCGCCCGTCTCCACCACCTGCCCGAGCAGGACGACTTCCTGCAAGCGCTCGTCCCGGCTCGGGGTGAACATGGAGCGGCTGGGGATGGTGGCATCGAGCAGGCCGCGCCCGAAGCTGTCGAGGTCGAAGGGCGCAAATGCCGCGTAGCGCGCTGGTCGTGCCGCGATCAGGTCGGCCGGCACATCGCCCTGGTTGACGCGGAAGCCGAGGATGGCGATCGCCATCTGCCCCAGCTTGATCGTCTGCGGGTCGGCGTTGTTCTGCGCGGCCGTCACCTTGCCCACGATCGGCGACAGCGCCCGCTCCACTCCCGGCGCCGTCACCTGCGTCATGGTCAGAATCTCCTGCCCGTAGCGCGCCTCCGGGTTCTCGGCGAGGATGGAGTCCATGACCAGCCCCAGCATCTCCGTCGTCTTGCCCACGTCGAAGCTGACGGTCAGGAATTGCGAGTTCTCGCGCAAGGGCAGCAGATCGAGGTTTTCCGCCGCCGCCCGCCCGAGCGCCTCGATGTCGTCGTCCGTGGCGGTCTCGGGCGCCGGCTGCGGCCCGAGCGAGAAACGCCCCGAGCGGGGCGCGGTCGGCCCGCCAACGATGCCGATGGGGGCGCTGAACTGCTTGCGCTGGTAGTCCATCGCGTGGCTGAGGACCGAGTTGAGTTGCATCGTCTGCGCCAGCGTCTTCTCGGTGGCGCTGAGGCCCCGATCGGACCCCACCACGATCTCGTGGCGGTCCCAGACGGCCGGGGCAAACCCGTAGGGGTTGCGGATGACCGCCCCCTCGCCCGAGTAATCGAAGGGTTTGTCGTCACGGAAGAAACGAAACGCCTCGCCGTCGACCTCCTTGCGGAAGCGGTAAGACTCGGCGCGCGTCTCGCGGCCGTAGGCGCGGCTCGCCGGCTGCGTCACGGCGTATTCGAGCGTGTACGCCTTGACGTTGCCGACGCTGTCCAGTTCCAGATCGGTGACGTAGCGGGGGTCGATCGTGCGCGGCAGCGTCACCCCCCGCGCGTAGTCATCGATCAGTTCGGTCAGGCAGTCGCCCATGATCGCGGCGGTTTTCGGCCGCAGGCTCTTGTACTGCTGGTACTGCCAGATGGTCAGCATCTCGTTCCAGGCGACGAGGAGCGCGGTGTCGCTCGCGTCGTTGCCGGTGGCCGGTGCCAGCGGGATGACCGGGCGGCTGCCGTCCGGCAGGGCGCGGCCGGCGGTGCCGGCGTCGTCCGGGTAGACGAACTGGGCGTAGAGGTCGACCACGGCGGAGAGTTGCCGCCAGAGCTGGACGGTGTTGCGGTAGACGGCGGGATAGGCGCGGCTCCAGGCCCGCACGCGCGGGTCGTGCCGCCAGGTGCCGAGCCAGAGGGCGAGCTTGAGCGCGTAGAAGTCGGCCGGGTCGAGGCGCCCGGCCTGCCCATACCCGCGATAGGCGTCGAGGGCGGCGCTGGTGGCCGCCATTAGTCGGCCCCAGAACGCCACGTTGCCCGCCCGGTGCGCTGCTGCATCACCCCGCCTTGCCGTCACGGAGGCCGCGCGGCGAGCGGGATAGCCGCGTAACGTCTATTCTCGACCGTCAGTTTACACGAGCGAGACGCGCGTGCCATCGGCGCGCGTCACGTACATCGCGAATTGCGCGGTGTCGGTGTACATGAGCTTCCAGCAATCCGGGAAACCGGAGTATTCCTGAACGACCGGCCGATAGCCCGGAGGCAGGCGCGATCCGATCTCGACCGTCACCCACTCCCCGGCCCGGATGCGATAGACCCGACCGCCGATCATCGTCTGGTCAAGCGCCCAATAGCGCCGCGCCGCCTCGGCGTTCTCGGCAAGCGTGGGCGGCAAGATGATCCCCGCCCCGATCCCGGCAAGTCCCTTGAGTAGGTCACGACGATTCATGCATCCCTCCCCTGCCAGAGCACACAGCCAAAACTCGCTTCAGTTTCCAGGATCATCGGGTCGCTGACGCCCTGCCCACCGCCATCAATGCGCGCTGTAGCGTGCGGAGCATATCCGTCAACGATGCGACCGCACACCCCGCTTGTCTCCGCGTGCTGCCGGGTCCACCAGCGACACGAGACGCAGCGATGCCGGGTCATCGCCACGAGGCCGAACCTTCGTCGCCACCGTGCAGCAACCGCGTGCAAATGCCCGCACCGATCTTCCGCCGCCTCCAGGTCGAGATCGTCGTCCCACGACTGCCCGGTGGCCCAGACCGCCGCGTTGAGCAGGTCCTCATACCGGTAATCGGGGTCATAGCCGGTCAGGTAGTGCGGCGATGTCGCGTAGTGGCGAATGGCGGTCTTTTCGGCGGTCGTCAGGCGCATGCCCCCTCCTAGCGTGGCAGCCCGCCGAACGCGGCCAGCAACGCCGGATCGATCTCGGACGGCACGCGATCCAGGTCGAGCCGCGCCACCGCGTAGCGCATGGTATCGAGCCCGTGGTTGTTGGCGTCTACCGGCTTGTCCTTCAGCGTCTCGCCCCCGACGTTCTTCGCCCAGACATACTCGGGAATCTCCTGCAGCGTGCAGAACGGCTGTTTGGCTTCCACCAGGGCCTCATCGCGCTCGAGCAACGCGTCCTCGAGGATGAAGAGCCGTGGCTCACCGTCGCCGGCCGGCGTGAGCCGCTGCTGCACGGCGCCGATCCCCGGCATGATTGCATTGTTCGCCGCCGTGGCGTTGAGGCCCGCCGCGGCGAATTGTGCGATGTAGGCCGGCTCTGCCGGATCGCAGACCCACTCGGCAACCTCGAAGCGCCGGGTCAACTCCACCGCGCGCGGCACCCACCAGCCTTCAACCGGGCGCCGCGTCTGGTAGCGCTCGGCGACGAGGTAGAGCCGGTCGTCATGGTCGACGGCCCAGACGTGCAGGACGCCGGCGTTCGACCAGCCCCAGTCGGCCGCGCCGAGGTGCCAGGCGTGTGCCAGGCGATCGGCGACGTCGGCCCGCCGCACGACGTGCACATCGTCGCGCCAGGCATCGTAGACCTGCCCCTCGGCGGCCACCCACTTGCCGAGACGGAGCCGCTGATAGCGCACGCCGGTCAGCCGATCCAGCGTCTCGATATAAGCGCGGCCGCGATCGGTCCAGTCGCCCCGCGCGTGGTCCCAGAGGGTCGGGTTGTCCTCGTGCCGGCTGCCAAAGCGGGTGACGACGCCGCGATTCGCGCGCTGGTTGAGCCAGTGGCTCGGCGCGGCCGGGTTGCAGTCCGCGATGAGCTGCTGATAGGGCATCACCCCGTAGCGCAGCCGCGTGGTGATCGCCTCCCAATCGTTCTCGGTGAGCTCTGTGGCTTCCTGGATATACGCCAGATCGTATTCCGCTGACATGATCTTGCCGGGGTTGTCCATGCCACCCACGACGATGCGCGAGCCATTCGGATAGCGGAATTGCGCCGGTTCGGCCTTGCTCCCACCGAAGAACGTGACGCCGAAATTTCCCGTCGTCAGCACGCGCTGGGTGAAGGTCACCAACCCCGACGCCGTGAGGGAGACCAGCGTTTTGCGGACGATCAATCCTCGGGCGCCGGGGTACTTGAGCATCGCCATGTGCAGCTTCCAGAGGCAGGCGTAGCTCTTGCCGGTGTTGTGATGCCAAAAACCCTCAGCCAAATAGTGTTCGGCCCCCGGAACGTGCAGGTCAAAGTATTCATCGGTTCGCTCGTATTCAATGCTTAGTACCGTATCCCATTGTGCCGTATAATTGCACTTGGAGGTGACGTGTGAAGGGGTACAAGCATCTGACCGAAGCGCAGAAGTCCGCGATCCTTGAATCGTATCAGCGCACCAAGATGGTAACGCTAACCGCGAAAGCGGTTGGGGTGAGCCAAGATCAGGTGCGCCATCTCCTGTGGAAAGAGGGTATCCCGCTCTCGGGGGCACAAGAACGGAGCCGGTGCTGGCAACACCAGGACGTGCTTCGCGCTCTCGCGGCGCAAGGCGCATCACTCTCGGAGATGTCGCGCCAGACTGGGGCCAACCGTCGCCACATTCGGGCGTTCTTGCAGCGCCATGCGATCGCCCATGAGCCGTTTCGGCAAACACTGCGGAACAACCCGGCATGGCGTGGAGGGCGAGTTGTTGACCAGGATGGCTATGTTCTTGTGAAGCAGCCAGATCACCCGCACGCAGATCGACATGGCTATGTGCGCGAGCATCGGCTCGTGATGGAGCGTGAGTTTGGACGATTCCTGCTTCCAACCGAGGTCGTGCATCACCGAGACGGCGACCGAGGAAACAACCGTCCGGAGAATCTGGAGATATTCGAATCAAACGGGAAGCATCTAGCCGAAACGCTGCAAGGAAAGCCGACGAATCTAACGCCCGAAGGCCGGGCTCGCCTGCGAGCACCAAGGAACCGACGCACAGGTCGCGAACAAAGCGCCAACCCTGCGGCGTGAGCATGCGGTGATTGTCCGTGACAAGGCACTCGCGCCCCGCTACGGTCCGCACGCGATACAGGCTTGCCACACCTTTCCGGAATGGAACGGTTGCCCGAACAGGCCCAAGGAGCGTCAAGACCACTGGCGCGATTCCCCTCTTCCAGAGGTCAACGATCGCCGTATGCCGACCCGTTGTCGGGTCATAGAGACGCGTCTCTCCAGCCACGCACCCGGCTGGGCCTTCGTACAACAACTCCTTGTCCTTGCAGGCGAGAAAGCGGGGCGCCTCCCCGTACGGGTGGTAGCGCACGGTGCGCCGATCGAGCGCCGGCGATGCGGTGGCGAGCATCAGATGGCGTCATCGGCGACGCCGACGATCTCGATCGTCGTGGTCAGCCCTTCCACCTGCAGCCGGTCCTGCCACTGCCCGAGCTCCTTCGCGGCCTGCTCGTGCAGCGCCCGAATCTCGCGGACCGTGGCCGTGTCCACGACGTATTCCTCGATCACCTGGGCGTTGGCGCCGGTGCCAAGCTGCTTGACCTGCTCCACGATGAGGCCCGTGCCGTCGCCGGCGACACCCGGATGCTCTCCCGCCCGCTCCTCGATGACCGTCAGGAGCTTCTCGTGCAACTCGTCCAGGACCTTGAGGCGCTTGTGCTTCTTGGCGATCGCCAGGCGCAGCATGCCGGCCTGAATCTCGCCGATGTGGTCGCCCACCTGGGCCGCGAACTCGGGATTTTGCTTCCAGTAGTGCAGCGAGGTGCGTCCGATACCGAGCGTTTCGGCGATCTGGCGATCGGTCAATTCGTTCTCGGCAAGTAGGATGGCGGCGCGATGCTTCTGCGCATTCCACCGAAACCCCGCTTTTGGTTCACCCCGGTTCACCCGCGCGCCCATGCCCGAATCCTACCATCCGTCTCGTGTCTAGTCTCGTTTTGGCTATTCCAACGCATCGGAAGGGCCGTTATGGCCCCGGACCCGCGTTTTGCCGGTTCGTGCGCTGGCGGCGGCTTCCTGTGCGTCACAGACGCCCTCTCCCCTCGCGAAGCCGAGTGCCGTTTCGATCCACGCCTGGCAGCGGCCATCCGTAACCGTTGCCGCGTTGCAGCGAATCAGGGTCCAGCCGCAGAGCGCCGCCTCGTTGCTCTTTTCGGCGTCCCGCCACGCGCCGGCGATGCCCTGGTGGCCGACGCCGCGGCCGTCGTACTCGATCGCCAGTTTCAGGTCGGGCCGGGCGTAGTCCCAGCGATAGCGCCGCTTGCCGGAGAGGCCGGGGAAGGGGACCTCGGCGACGAAGCCGCGCAGCCCCAGCCAGAGGGTGAAATCGTCCCACGTCTCGCGCCAGCGCTGGCTCACGTCGCCCGCCCCTCCCGCGCCTTCGGCGTCTCCCGCACCTCGAACCCCAGCCGCCGGATCGCCGCCAGTTCCCGCGACTCGATCCGTTCCGCTGCCTGTCGCAACTGCGCCACCCGCTCCCAGCACTCCCGCTCGTGCCGGTGCGCCAGGTCCGTCAGCGCCTGCGCCACCTGGTAGGCGCGCTCGGCCTCCTCCAGGGTCATGGGCCATCCTCCCCGCGCTCGAACGCCTGCGCCTCGGCGATCACGATGTCGAGCGCCTGCAGCAGACCCAGCATGCGCTCGCACAGCCGACCGGACGCATCGCCGATGGCCGCCGACTGCGCGATCAGTGCCTCGCGCGTCGCGTCTCGCGCGACATGGAGCGCCTGCCGGGCGTCACCGCACCAGGTGCCACGCGCCGCCTCGACCCCGCTCAGGATCTGCACGCTCGCGCCCACCTCGGGCATCGCGCCCGCGTCCACCCGGACATGGAGCGTCCCGCCCGTTGCGCCCACGATGGTGCCACACGATCGCGCCATCCCCTACCCCCTCTTCCCGAAGCGTTTCAACGCACCGTCTTCCATGTCCGCCCCTTGAGCAAAGCGTCAATCGATGAGGGGTGAACGCCATAATCCCGCGCAAGCGTTGCGGCCGTCTCCCCTTCCGCGTACCGCTTTCGAACCTCGCGTACGCTCGCCACCGTGAGCTTTGCTCTCCCGTTCTCTTCGCCATACTTCAGCGCCGTTTTCCCGCGCCCCTTCGCCGTCATATCGCGGTTGTTGTCCGCGATAGTCCCATCGAAGAGATGCGCCGGATTGACGCACGCTCGTACGTCGCACGAGTGACACGCGAGATGTTGCGGCCACCGGCCATAGCCGAGGCGAAACGCTATGCGGTTGGCTTTCAAGACGTGCAAGGTCCCGTGCGCTTCGGACCCGATCTGCAGCCGGCCGTAGCCGTCCCGATCGCGGTTCCCATGCCAAATCCAGCATTCGTCGGGACCACCAACGGACACCTTCTTCCAGAACCGCTCGATGTCGCTTGGGGTAAGATCATGTTCACGCATTCCGGCTCCTCCTACGAGCTGGTCTGCCAGGGGGTCGAGCTGCAATCTCGACCCCCGCATTATACCAACAATCGTCGTGGTTACGCGCATTTCTTCGAATATCTCCGGGCGATCCGCTTGGCGAGGCGAGCCAGGCGGTACGAGTCGGCGGGCCAGAGTTCGGCCATCGCGCCACCCATGCCGACAATCGCGCCCTTTCGGTAGACATTCGCCGGATCGGATGCCGCACCGATACGTATTCGCGCCTGCGCGCACACCAACCGACGTTGGGAATCAGAGAGCCTCGGCATTGCACGCCTCCTCGATCATCTCTGCTTCCTCGCGGAACCATTGGGGGCTGCCCTGCCGGCATTGCTCGTCAATGGCTCCTTGCCAGCGGCGATAGATGCGCTGAGCGAGGCGACAGAGATGCCCATCGGGTCGTGCTTGCTCCATCTCCCAGTCGAGGTGCTGCACAAGGCCGACATCCTCATTGCTGGTGCCGACGCGGTCGACAAATGGCAGCCCGTGCGTCGCCTGCAGACACACCAGCCGCCGCTGCTCGGGCGATAACCGACTCATCTCGTTCCTCCCGTAGCCACCTGCCACTTGCGGCCGCGCGCAATGTCACGAAGATGTCCCTCACTAATCCCGAACTCCCGTGCCAGTTCCAGCGCCGTGAGACCGTCTCTCTGATACCGACAGCGAATCTCCAGCACATCGCGATCCGTCAGCTTCGCGTTGGGGTTTGCCTGGCCATTCAGCGCCGGGAGCCCGGGGTGCCGACCCTTTTTTGTGCGATCCCGCATATTCTCTTGGTGCGTCCCAAGGAAGAGATGAGCAGGGTTCACACAGATCGGGTTGTCGCAGTGGTGGCAAACATGAAGCGCCCCCGGATCTTCCCCGTGATGCACAGCCCACGCGAGGCGATTTGAGCGAACGGTCAGATAGCGCCCATCCCGTGTGAGACGCATGCGACCGTAACCGTGCGGCTGCTGAGGCTTTCCACGCCAGCGCCAGCACTCCTCTGGCGCCCCAACCTCAACGTATGACCAAAACCGCTCAATCTCTTTCGGAGTAAGATCAATGGCATGCATGCCGGCCTCCTTTACAGGTCGGTGTGCTAGGGGAGCGGAGTACCAGTCCGCTCCCCGTATTTTACCACAAACCCACGCATTCATGCGGATTTCTCGCCAGTCTCGGCATCGTCGGCCTCCGTCGTCACCACGAACACCGGCTTGCCGCTCTCGATTGCCGCGCGCACTAATCGCGCTGCCGCCTCATCAGCTTCGTCGTCCGTGGCGCGCAGGGTGTCGGGATCGATGCCGAGCGCGTGCGCCCGGGCGACGATGGCCGCGTAATGCGCGACCTTGCGGATGCCATAGCGCGGCAGCCCACGATTCGAGACGCGGAGGTTGCCGCAAAGCTCGTCGATCACTCTCTCCACGAGCGGATGGTCGAGCGCCTTGTACGCTTCGTCGGCAAACGCGTCCTTCTCAGCCGTCGTCATCGCCCCACTCGCCATCGTCGCCTCCCTCCGCCCTCGCCGCCACGTCGAAGATCTGCGCGGCGACGCGATCCGCCTCCTCGACCGCCCAATCGTGGCTGACCGGCTGGCATGCCATCAGAGCGTTCGCGTACCCCGCAGACCACCACTCCCGCCGCTCGGCGGCTAACCGCTCATCGTCCATCGTCGCCTCCTCGGGCAGTCGTGGCGTCGGAGACAACGCCTCCAGCTGCGCCTCCCGCGCCTCCCGCGAGAGCCGGATCTCGGGGTGCAGCGGCTCCCGCCCCGCCTCCGGCCGCGCGCTCATGGCCGCGCCTCGGCGATCGCCGTCGCCTCCGCCACCGCGTTTTCCATCTCCGCGACCCAGGCGTCGGCGGCAATGCCGTCGCAATAGGTGTCGAGCCAGTCCGCCACAAACGCCACGATCAGCGGCCAATAGCAGGCCACCTGCTGCCGGTTGGCGTCCTGCTCCCACGCCGACAGCTCCGCGTAGGGCGTGGACATCTGGTCCTCCCAGTGGGCGACATGCTCAGCCGGGAGGATCAAATCGCCCTCCCCGAGCGGGGAGGAGCGGGCGTCCCGGATGCGGCACCGCCCACACGCATGCACCCACCGCTGCCAGTCGGACCATTGCTGATGTTCCCTCTTGGCCAGGGCCTCGATCAGGTCGTTCTTCGTCATCTCATCCCCTCCTGCCGTCGCCGCCCCACCATCACGCCGCCACCCGAAACGCCTGGGTCCGCGCCTGCTCCTGGCTCATCCATCCCATCCTCATTCATCAGGGAAGTTCAATCGCGCCGAATCTCCGAACAACTCTTTCGCGGCCTTGTCGTACGCGCGAGCTGCGCCTTCGGGCGTCGGGAAGCACCCAAGCAAAATCTCTTGTCGCTGAAGGTGAATGCGCGAGCGCCAACAAAGTCCATCGTGCCGCTGATCGACACCGCGATACCCACTATTCCCGCGTGCTCCAGCGTCTAGCTCAGCCGCGACCGGTCCACCAACATGCGCCCATGTCATGCCTCGAAGGGCAAAGACAACTGCCCGTCGATCAACCCCATATTCACGAGCAAGTTCTCGTGTACTAACCCCGCCCGCGGCATAGCGCACGCGCATGGCCTGCACCTTCGTCGCATTCAACTTCGCGGGTGCGCGGCCTTTTCGCGCCTTATCCATCGCGTTGTCGCGATGACTGCCGAGAAAATGATGAGCCGGGTTACAGCAGGGTCGGTTATCGCAGGTGTGGCAAATCACCTTGCCTTTGGGGATCGGGCCATGCGTGAGTTCCCACGCGACACGATGCGCCAGCAACCCATATGGCCCCGGCATCCCGTAGCCATGTGTCCCGATCGGCCCTTGCCACGGCCAACACGCGTCAGCAGTGCCGATCGCAACCTGCGACCAGAACCGTTCGACAAATTCCGGGGTAAACTCCGAGGCATGCATGCCGGCTCCTCCTACGAGCTGGTCTGCTAGGGGGCAGGGCCGCAATCCCTGCCCCTGTATTTTATCAAATTCTCTCGTAATTGCAATCACTTTAATACACCCGGAATGCGTAAATCGCGTCACGCTCTCGCTGCATTTGCGCCTCTACCCAATCGAGTAGAGGCGTGAGTAAGAACGGCGGCTCACCACTGGGAAACACACCTCCCCGCTTCGCCCGCTCCCACATCGCCTCGGCGATCTCCCCCGGCTCCCCCGTCGCCCAGCCGGCCTGGGCCGTCAGCGTGGCCAGATTCGCCGCGGTGAGCCGCCCCAGGTGCGTGCCGAGGGTGGCCACCAGCCGCTCGGCCCGCCGGTCGTGCATGTGCAGCTCCGCCGTCCACCGCTCGTAGCGCTGACACGCCTCGCCGTACAGCGGGTGGCGCTCCTCCGGCGCGAGCACCACCTGCTGATTGAGCTGGGCGTCGAGCCGGGCGCGGGCCGGGGCCAGGCGGGAGTAGCGGTGGCCGATCATGTGCAGCTCGGCCAAGCACGACCAGACAAGCGCGAGCACGTCCAACTGGCGGTCGGGGC